CAGAGTACGGTGAGGAGTGTCGTTCTTTATTTATAACTAAGAAGGGATACAAGCTAGTAGGTTGTGATGCTAGTGGGTTAGAGTTAAGAATGCTTGCACATTACCTATCGACTTGGGATGGAGGAGAGTACTCTAAAGCTATACTTGAAGGAGACATACACTCTGTTAATCAGAAGGCAGCAGGGTTAAAGACTAGAGATCAAGCTAAGACATTCATCTATGGATTCCTTTACGGAGCAGGGGATGCAAAGATAGGTGAGATCGTAGAGGGTACAGCACAAGATGGGAGTAGATTAAAGAAGAAGTTCCTGTCTAACTTACCTGCGTTGAAGATACTTAAACAACTAATCCAAAAGAAAGCAGAACAGAACGGATGCTTAACAGGACTAGACGGTAGGATTCTACCGATAAGAAGTGAACACGCTGCACTCAATATGTTACTTCAATCTGCTGGTGCTGTACTAATGAAGGTAGCTTTAATTAAACTACACACCAAGCTTACTGACATTGGATGGCAACACGGAAGAGAGTATTCATTCGTAGGTAACATACACGATGAGTTCCAAGCTGAGGTTAAACCTGAGTTAGTAGAGACATACGGAGAGTTAGCTGTCAAAGCAATCCAGTCAGCAGGTAGAGAGTTAAAGATGAAGTGTCCTATGGATGGTGAATATAAAGTAGGAGAGTCATGGGCAGAGACACACTAAGATGAAAACAGAAACTTGTAATATCTGCAAAGAGACTATGCTTATAACGGAAATGATTACAGATAAAAAATCAAAAACAGGTTATGGGAAAAGATGTAAGAATTGCAGAAGAGACCAACAACGAAGACGCATCAAAGAAAACCCTGAGCATTACGAAGCTATATGGAGGAGGCAACATCTTAAAAATAGATACGGTATAACTCCCGAAGATTACGAAGACATGTTATCAGAGCAGAAAGGAAAGTGTGCTATATGTGATCGACAGGGACAAAGTCCAGGTAATAAAAGATTTTTAGATGTAGACCACTGTCATAAGACAGGGAAGATAAGAGGTCTGTTATGTAACAGATGTAATCAATCAATGGGTAAAGTTAAAGATGATATAGATTTGTTAAAGAAGTTCCTAGCTTACCTAATCGGATGGGAAAGAAGACATGACACTAGAGCTTGAACATGATTACTACTTGTCGCTTGCTAACTTGTATGATACAACTGATTTGAACATGCCTTCATCAAACGCACAAAGGATAGGAGCAATCGCAGAGTCGAGGTTTACAACAGAATGTTTAGAGAGAAACTTCGAACCTCATTTACCTACAACACCTATGCCTTGGGACTTCATTGTCACCTGCCCTGCTGGTACTTTAAAGGTGCAGATTAAATCAACAACCCATAAGTCATCAGCTAATAGTTATACAGTATCGACCAATTCAGGAGCAATAAACAAGGGAGCTATGTGTGAATCAATAGATGTAGTAGGATGCTACGTTATACCTGAGAAGACATGGTGGATGATACCAAGAAAAGAAGTGAACGCACTAACCTTAAAGGTAAGTATGTTACCACAAAGTAAATCAAAATATAAAAAATACCAAGAGAACTGGAGCATATTCTATGAGTAAAACAACCATACTAATTGACGCAGATGTGTTAGCATTTGAATCGTCAATCATAGCACAAGAAAATATACAATGGGAGGAAGAGCTTTGGACTGTACACGCAGACATGGCAGTAGCAAAGAGCAGAGTACTAGGAAGGATAGAACAATTCAAAGACTTACTCAAAGCTGATGAAGTAGTGTTAGCATTGAGTGACCGAGCGAACTTCAGAAGGAAACTATTCCCTGAGTACAAGTCTAACAGAAGGAAGTCAGTACTACCTATCATCTTAAAACCTATGAAGGAATGGATGATCAATGAACTAGACGCACAACTGTGGGCTAATGTAGAAGCTGATGATGTACTAAGTATCCTTGCTACTGAAAGACCTAACAGGTTAGACAAGCGTATCATCGTATCAATCGACAAGGACTTCAAGAGTGTACCAGGAATCTTCTATGATTATAACAGAGAAGAATACCATGAACCTACAGAAGAAGAAGCAGATAACTTCCACCTATTACAATCACTCATGGGAGATTCAACAGATGGATTCAGTGGTGCAAAGGGAGTAGGAGCTGTGACTGCTAAGAAGTGGTTGGATGAACACGGATACACTTGGGAATCTGTTGTCGCACTATACGCTAAGAAGGGACAAGACGAACAAGATGCTTTAATGAATGCTTGGATGGCAAGACTATTAAGAAAACAAGAATACAATAAGAAACAAAAACAAATAACAAAACTATGGACACCGAAGAACTACCAAACTCTGGAAAGAAAGAACATTATGCCACTGGTGCGGAGCGTGACGGGGCTACTGGACGGGGACGATTCAGCCTTATTCCTCCAATCGCCCTTCGATCCCTTGCCCTCAGATTTGAAGAAGGAGGAAAACTCTACGGAGACAACAACTGGCACAACGGATTCCCACTCAGTAGATTAATAGATAGCATGAGTAGACATCTGTTAGCACTTAGTGAAGGAGATGATTCAGAAGATCACGCAGGTGCTATACTGTGGAACGCCAGTGCTTTCCTGTGGACCGAGGATCAAATAACAAAAGGTAAGCTACCACAAGAACTAGATGATAGGAGTTATAATAAATGGACTGGAGACACGCAATAATGGAAGACGAACTAATGCCTCTTATAAGCGAGGCTATGATAAATAGGTTAGAGCAATTATATCCTGACAAATGTCCTGACTTGACGAACACGGAAAAAGATGTTTGGTTTAAGAGTGGTCAAGTATCTGTAATAAGATTCTTAAGACAAATTTATAACGATCAACTTCAACAAAACATTTTAACGAAAGACTAGATATGTGTATGTCAGCACCCGATATTCCACCACCACCACCACCTCCAGCTCCTCCTCCTCCACCTCCTCCTGTCGCTGAAGGGTCTAAGACTGTTAGACAAACACAGCCTAAGAAGAAGAAGGTAGGAGCACAAGCACAACTCAAGCGTTCTGCTAGACCTACACTAGGTGGATCAAATGGTGGTACTGGTGTTTATATGTCTTCTTAATAACAAATATAACTATATAATACTATGCTTCGCACACTCTCAAAAAAGACTTTGCTATCATCTGTCGTTGCGACAGGGGCTGGCAGTGAGTTCTCAGTAGAGCGTTCTAAGGGTTGGACCTTTGTGATCGCTTCTTCAGCTGTAACCACAGGAGGCACGGTAGACATTGAAGCCTACATCGGTGGTTCTTGGTTTGTTATACACAGTCAAGCTGTTACAGCTGATGGTTCTATCTTAGTAAGAGATGACCACGGACACTACGAACAGATCAGAGGAAATGTTTCAGCTAGGACTGACGGTACTTACAGCGTCTACGCTACAGGTACTACTGATTCTCTGTAAGCAATGTCTCTTACCTTTCCAACCGCTACTCTGAATCTTCCGAGTGGTTTAACTGTCATACCTAATGGATTCGTAAGACCTTCGTTTGGAACAACTTATGCATTTGATGAGGCAGCTACAGCAAGTACAACATTCCAAGCAGAGTATAACACAGAAGCTTATATACTAGCTGTAGTTTCTCCTGGTCTAGGACTAACTTACTTTGTTACTGACAAAGCTACACCTACTCTAGCTGTTTACGATGGAACTGACTGGCAATATTACGAGGGAGTATAATGAAAGAAACTGCACAAGGGCTATATCATAGCTTAGAGAATCAGCGTTGGTCATTCTTGGATAGAGGTCGTACCTCATCTGAGTTAACGATACCTTACATAATGCCACCCGATGGGCATAACTACGCTACTAAGTACTACACACCATATCAAGGAGTAGGAGCTAGAGGAGTTAACAACCTAGCATCTAAGTTATTGTTAGCACTGTTACCACCTAACGCTCCGTTCTTCCGTCTTGTTATTGACAGGTATGAATTAGATAAAGCAAAACAGGAGTTAGGACCAGAGGGAGGAGAGCAATTACGATCTGACTTAGAGAAAGCATTAGCAGATGTAGAACGAAGTGTATCTCAAGAAGTAGAAGTTGAAGCATTTAGAGTAGGAGTGTTTGAAGCGTTGAAGAATCTATTGGTCACAGGTAATACTTTATTGTACCTACCTGATGACGGAGGGATGAGAGTGTTTCGATTAGATCGTTACTGTGTGAAGAGAGACCCAATGGGTAACGTAACACACATAGCTATCAAAGAGACTGTTGCTCCGATGATGCTTCCTGAGTCTGTAAGAGAAGAGGTGTATCGTCAAGAGAAAGAGAATAGTTGTGACCTATATACCTCTGTTGTTAGAGAAGGAAATGAATTTGTAGTACAACAAGATGTAAAAGGTATAGTCATTGAAGAGTCAAAGGGTAGGTATCCTATCGAGAAGACTCCCTTCCTACCTCTTCGTTATACAAGGATAGACGGTGAAGACTACGGACGAGGATTTGTAGAGGAGTACATTGGTGATCTTAAATCTTTAGAGTCGTTAACAAAAGCGATAGTCGAAGGTAGTGCAGCAGCAGCTAAGGTATTGTTCATGGTTAATCCTAACGGTACAACCAGGGCTAAGACTTTATCTGAATCTCCTAACGGTGCAATTGTACAAGGTAGTGATGGAGATGTATCTGTTCTACAACTTAACAAGTTCAATGACTTCCGTACTGCACAAGGAGTAATGAATGGAATCAGTGACAGATTGTCTCAAGCCTTCTTACTTAACAGTGGTGTAGTCAGAGATGCAGAACGAGTAACAGCAGAGGAGATACGAATGTTATCTCAGGAGTTGGAAGCTGCACTTGGTGGTCTTTATTCCTTACTGTCACAAGAGTTTCAAATGCCTGTCGTTACTAGGTTAATGGCAAGGATGAGTAAAGAAGGAAGACTTCCTAAGTTACCTAAAGACATTGTTAAACCTACTATTGTTACTGGTGTTGAAGCACTAGGACGAGGTAATGATTTACAGAAGCTTGATCTATTCCTTGCAGGGGCTAATCAAATCGTTGGTCCTCAAGCAGTTGCACAATATGTTAATGTATCTGACTACTTCAAGAGAAGAGCGACAGCGTTAGGTATTGAGACTGAAGGACTAATTAAATCAGACGAAGAAATTCAACAAGCTATGCAGCAAGCCCAACAACAAGAGATGATGATGAAGTTGGGTGGACCTGCTGTAGCACCTGCTATCAATGCTGCACAAGAGCAGTACATGGCATCACAACAACCACAAGAAGAACAACAATAAGATGGCTAATAGAAAGAATTTAAAAGTGAGCAAGCTCCCTCCTATGCCTCCAAAAAGGAAAGCTCCTACAAATGTAAGCGAAGCGATAGAGCAGTATAAGATGAAAGCTTTTGGTTCTGATTCAGTGCCTCCTACTCCAGCTAAACTTGAAAAGAAAGTGAAAGAGATACGAGCAGTTTGGGCTAAGAGAGCTAAAGACGAAGCTACTGTTAAAAGACAAATGGCTAAGGATGAAGCAGAAGAGAAAGCTCGTCAAAAGAAACTAGCTGAAGCTAAGAAAAAGAAACCAGCTCCTAAGAAGAAGTCACCACCTAAGCGAAAACTTTCCATTAACAGACGAAAGTCTAGGATTAAGAAATAAAACATAAACACAGAAAGAGAGAGAGATATGGCAGAATTACACCGAGTAGAGATAAATGAGAAAGCACCACAGGAGATTGACCCTGAGTCAGAAGAAGCTGTTGAGGCAGTACCTGAAGAACAAACAGACAGACCTGAATGGTTACCTGAAAAGTTTAAGAACGCTGAAGACATGGCTAATGCCTATAGTGAGCTTGAGAAGAAGATGGGAGCAGGGGCTAACGAACAGGAACAAGAAGAAGTACAACAAGAAGAAGAGCAATCAACAGATGAACAAGATGACACTCAAAAGGAAGACAGTAATACTAACGATGTTATCGTGGAAGCTTCTAAAGAGTTCTTTGAGAATGACGGTGTTATATCTGAAGAGACCTATAAGAATCTTGCTGAAGCTGGGTTACCGAAAGAGTTAGTAGATAGCTACGCAGCTGGACAACAAGCACTACAACAAAGTGAAGAAGGTAATATCAAAGCAGCTGCTGATGGTAACTGGGATCAAATGGCAGAGTGGGCAGCTAATAACTTATCTCCTGAAGAGGTAAATACTTTCGATGATATCGTACAGAACGGTACAGTTGACCAAGCAAGACTGGCTACTAAAGGATTATATGCACAATACAAAGCAGAGAATGGAGTCAGTCCTAAACTTGTACAAGGTGCTGTAAGTGGTTCATCATCAATGCCTTTTAAATCTAACCAAGAACTTGCAAGAGCAATGTCTGATCCTCGATACAAGAGTGGTGATAAAAGTTATCACGAAGAGATTGACAGACGCATTGCAGCAAGTCAGAATTACCTATAATTTTATTTGGTTGGTTCATATATGAAGCCTTGGACTCCATCTTTTTTCTTGCCAGTGTTGGTTCTGGTTCTTTTGGGTGGATGTTCCAAGGCTTCTTTTTATCCGTTAATAGGTAGTGTAGGTGGAGCAACTGTTGGTAGTCTTGGTGGTCCTGGTCCTGCTGCTGGTGGTGCTGCCCTTGGATGGGGACTAGGAGAGGGTGCTAAGTTAATGGAGGAGAACAAAGGATTAGCCAACAAAGTTAAAGCTATATCCGAAGGAGATGTACAGGAACTTGTACAACAACAATTAGATGAGAAGATGGACGATGGCTTCTTTGATTCTATGTTAGATGAAGTATATGGTTTCTTGAAACTATGCCTAATGGGTGTAATACTTTGGAACATCATACCGATAATTTATACTAGATATGTACAGAAAAAATCTAACAATAATGATAAATCAATTAAAAAGACTAAGAAGAATTTATAACAACTTGAACAAGAAGGAGAAGGCTATTGTCTTGACTGTTCTATGTTTAAGTGGAATTATAATACTTAACTTACTTTAACAGACAATTAGTAGCACTAATGTCAAGACCCACTGCGGTGGACAATCTCGATCAAAGGTTCAAACGAAAGTCGCAAAACAAATACATAAACATTAATAACAAAATACATAAGGAGATAATATATCATGGCTAATGGAGATACATCCCCCTCACGTGTAGGACAAGTTAATAGTGCTGGTGACGTAGATGCTTTGTTTCTTAAAAAGTTCAGCGGAGAAATCTTGCAGACCTTTGAGGAGTCAAACATTTTCAAACCACTACATACTGTTCGCACAATCGAAAACGGTAAATCAGCTCAGTTCCCAGTAACTGGCGTAGCTTCCGCTGACTACCACACACCTGGCGAAAACATCGCTGACGGTGGAAACTCATACTTGAGCGACATCAAGAAAGCAGAGAAAGTAATCACCATCGATAAGATGTTACTTGCTTCTACCTTCTTGGCTAACATCGACGACGTAAAGAATCACTACGACATCCGCAGCGTTTACGCTAACGAATTGGGTAAGGCTCTTGCTAAACGTTTCGACGAAGCTATTGCTAAAGTATTCATCGCTTCTGCTCGTTCAGCTGCTGCTGTTACTGGTGGTAAAGTCGGAGGAATCCTCGACGTTTCTGCTAACGCAATGGGAGACGGAGCTGACTCAACTGATGATGCTGACAACACTGATCCAACAGGAGCAGAACTTGTTGCTGCTTTATTCACTGCTGCTCAGAAGCTCGACGAAAACGACGTACCTAGTGACGGACGTTTCTGCGTACTTCGTCCTCAAGAGTATTACAAGTTAATCACTGGCGGTGCTGGTGCGTTGGCTATCTCTACTTCGGCTGTCAATAAAGACGTTGGAGGAGTAGGAAGTATTGCTTCAGGATCGATTCCTCAAGTTGCAGGTATCACGATCTACAAAAGTAATCACATCCCTTCGACTGATTTATCAGCTGTTGTTACTGGAGACGGTGCTTCTAACAATGATGTCTTCGGTGCAAACGGAGCAGGTTACAATGGTAACTTCGTAAACACTTTAGGTGTTGTTGCTCACTCTGCTGCTGTCGGAACAGTTAAGCTTCTTGATCTTGCTACTGAAAGCGAGTATCAAATTGAGCGTCAAGGAACACTTTTTGTTGCTAAGTATGCTATGGGTCACGGAGTTCTCCGTCCTGAGTGTGCTATCGAATTACAGAAATAGTTCTCTCTTCGGTGTTGGGTGGTCTGTGATTCGTTCCGCACCCTCCACCGATATTTTTATTTATAAAGAAAAGCGATGGCACTGACTACTAAACTAGAAGCGGTAAACATAATGATCTCTGTAATAGGAGAGTCACCTGTTAATACTTTAAGTGGAACTAGTGTTCCTGTAACCGTTACACAGGCAGTCCATGCGTTAGAAGAAACCAGCAAAGCCCTCCAATCAGAAGGATGGCATTTCAACACAGAGTATGATTACCCACTTGTTCCTGATTCTGTTACAAGTAGGATTACTCTTCCTGTTAACACTTTAAAGGTAGACTTAGACCCTGAGATATACACGGACTCTGATCCTGTACAACGAGGTCTTAAACTATACGACAGGAAAAACCACAGGGATACTTGGACTAAAGACTTAAAGGCTATTATTACTTTTGAGTTAGACTTCGAAGAACTACCTGAACAATTTAGACATTACATTGCTGTTAAATCAGCTCGCATCTTTGCTGCTAGGTTCTTAGGTAGTCGAGAGATAGAAGGGTTTGCTTTAAGAGATGAGATCGAAGCGAAAGCTAGAGCTATCGAGAGTGACTCTGAGAATGCAGATAGAACTATCTTCGATAACTATAGCGTATTACGAGTACTTGATCGATAGAGATGCCACTGCTTAACACCAGTATTCCTAACCTTGCCCAAGGTGTATCACAACAGCCTGACAATTTAAGATACCCTGGACAGTGTGATGAACAAGTTAATGCTTGGTCAACTGTAGTAGAAGGTCTAGTAAAAAGACCTAACAGTAGGTTCTTATATGATACTGACTTAGGTGCTAATGTTAGCTCTGATTTATTTAGTCACTATGTAGATAGAGATGAACAGAATAAATATGTTATTACCTATGACTCTGTTAACGGATTAAAAGCAAGAGACTTAACTGTCGATAACATTAGTGATGGTGATATGAGTATTACTATTGAAGATGCTACTGCTGGTGCTTACGTAGCTGTTTCTCTTGCTGGTAATCCTCTTAAAGACCTTACAGCTTTAACTATAGCAGACTCTACCTTTATTGTTAACAAAACTAAGACGGTAGAAGCACTATCAGTGTTACAAGAACCTTTAGAAAAGGAAGCTTTAATCTTTGTTAAACTAGGAGACTACGAAAAGGGTTACAGTATTTTTATAGACGGAGAATTAGTTCCTGTTGATACTGCTTTACACAATTATCACGAATATGCTCATACATCAGGAGCATCTCCTTCCACTTACATCAGTGGACCTAGTACACACGGACTACACGCTGATACTGAGTTCATCGCTAAAGATTTAGAAACTTGTTTAAACACTAGGTTTCCTTCAGGTACTGTTAATGTGATGGATACAGTTTCAATTAGCTCTCCTAACGGAGGGTTGGGTTATCTTAAGCCTGTTAATCCTTATGTAACTGGTTACAAAGTAGAAGTAACTATCAATCAAACAGCAGGGTTATCAGGACCAGCACAGTCCGCAAAAGGAGAAGCTATTATAGATTCCAATGGTACGATAACTGGAGTTAATTTGACACACATCGGAGCTAATTTCGCATCGGCAGGTGTTATAGCATCCGCTGATTTACAAATTACTATTACAGAGTTAATAAAGAGCGTATACTTTGGAACGAGATGGTTTGATGTAAATGTTTTCGATAGTTATGTATCAAGGGTAACACTAGCTGCTAATACAGCTAATTGGGTATTTACGACAATTGCTAGTACTCCTTTTTCTATTGATCGTAAAGGAAGTGTAATCAAAGTAACGAACGCTTTAGACAAGGATTTTCAAATAAGAGTTACTGATGGACTGGCAGATCAAGGACTAGGTGTTATATATAAAGAAGTATCTAGCATTACAGACCTACCAGCTAATTGTTATAATGGTTTTAGAATCAAGATCATAGGCGATGCAGAGTTAGATCAAGATGATTACTATGTTAGTTTTAAGACTAAAGACAATGAAGACTTCGGGGAAGGTAGTTGGGTAGAAACAGCAGGGTGGACGCAAGACGGTTCTGCTACTGGTTCTAGTCAATATATTGATAATGCTTTAGACCAAGACACAATGCCTGTCCAACTATTTCCTGACCAAGCAACAGGTAAGATAACAAGCTTTACTTTAAAAGTTGTGGATTGGGCAGGTAGAAATTCAGGAGATGACAACAGTAACCCTCTTCCTTCCTTTAAAGGTACTAAGATCAATGACATCTTCTTCTTTAAGAACAGACTAGGATTCCTTACTAATGACTCAGTAGTGTTCTCAGAAGCAGATGAATACTTTAATTTCTTCAGGACCACAACACAATCGTTACTTGACTCTGCTCCTATAGATGTAGGAATATCACACACTAAGATAAGCTTACTTAAATACGCACAAGCGTTCCAAGAGAAGCTAATGTTATTCTCTGCGAAGACACAGTTTGTATTAAGAGGTGCAGACTTGTTAACACCTAAGACAGTTACGATCTCTCCAGTTACTGAGTACGATGTATCAGAAAGTATTAGACCGTTAGCATTGAGTAGTCACATATACTTTAACTTTAAAAGGAATAGCTTTGAAGGATTGTTAGAGTACACTGTTGATAACAACACAGAGACCTACGGAGCAGCTGAGATAACAGAACAAGTTAATAAGTACATCCCTTCTAACATCGTAAGGATGGAAGGTAGTTCATCAGAGAACATGATTATCATACAATCCGATAGCGACTATAAGAAGTTGTTTGTATATAAGTACTTTTGGCAAGGCAGAGAGAAGATACAGAGTTCCTGGATGTCCTTTACTTTTGCTAGAGAAGTCAGAGCTTTTAAGTTTATTGAATCTACTTTGCATATCATTACCACAGACAGTGACGGTACTTACTTAGAGAAGATACCAATGGAGAATGGATTAGCAGAAACAGGTAGAGACTATGCTTTATTGTTAGACGGTAGAATACAAAGCAGCAGTACTAATTATATACAAAGTATAAACTATACTAAGCTGAGTAGTACGACACCTCAAAGCTTTAACGGAACTAATCATACTGATGTTACTTACATGAGGTTTAGGAATAGCTTTTTGTTTAAAGAAGGCATGGCTATTTACTCTAAGAACGGAACAAGGAAAACAGTAACACGTCACTCTGTTAATGAGATCGAGATTTTAATTGACGGTAAGTTAGCTAATTATGTTAACTATAGCGGTTCACTTTATAAGTGTGTTGAAGGACATACCTCCTCCGCATCGATACTCCCTACAGATACTAACTATTGGCAACCTACTGTAGAAGTGGATTCAGCACCTGTATGGAGCGAGGAAGGTTACGAGTATTTAAGTGTGTATGATTACTTCATTGGATACGAGTACGATATGTTATACAGGTTCTCTAAGCAGAACTTAAAGCAACCTACAGAGAGAGGTGGACGATCTGCTTCTGATTATACTTATCAAACAATTCGTAACGGTAGTATTGAATACTCAGAGACAGGACACTTTAATGTGGAAGTCACACCTAAGTTCAGAGATACATACACTTACACCTACAACCCAAGTTTGTTAGCCTCTGTCAGTACCCTTAATAAATTCACACCTGAGACTGGATTCTTTAAGTTTGCTGTTCAAGCTCAACCTAATGATGCTACGATAGAGATTAAATCTTCTAGTGCTTTACCAGTGAAGTTACTATCTGCTGAGTTTGAATCAACAATCATATCAAGGAGTAGACGCTATGGAGGTTAAGATAGAGAAAGCACAAGCACTTGAAGACGCTCCTTTGTTATATGATGACTTACGAGAAGAGGACATGATGGAATGTATCGGTCTAATGCACCACCCTAGAGATGCTGTGTACGGATCGTTTGAATCAAGTAGTAAATGCTATAGCGTCAAGACTGATCAAGACGGATTGTTAGCTTGCTTCGGAGTGAGTCCTAGAGGGAACATCGGGATTTGTTGGTTGCTAGGTACGAGAAACTTTTATAAGATAAAGAAGAAGTTTGTTAAGGAATCACAGATGTGGATAGATGACTTGATGGGAGACTTCGACTACTTAACAAACTATATCATGGAAGCTAACACACTAAGTATGAGATGGTTAAAATGGTTGGGTGCTAGTTTTGAGGATTGCAATATCCCTGGTTATAAGTCATTTAAGATAGAGAGGAAATAATATGTGTTTACCATTAGCAGCAATAGGAGCAATAGCAGGTGTAGCAGGAGCAGGTGCAGGGTTTATAGGGCAAAGACAGCAAGCTAAAGCACAAGCAGCGTATCAAGCACAGTCAGCAGCAGCTGAACAGCAAAGAGCGTTACAGGAGCAGTCCTCTATCCGTATGCAACAAGCTCAACAACAAGAAGCTACTGCTAGGGAACTACAACAAGTTAGTAAGAAATCCCAAGAAGCGTTATCTAGGGCTAGAGTTTCAGCAGGGGAAGCAGGTGTTGCAGGTGCTAGTGTACAAGCTTTGATGGATGACTATACTAGACAGGAAGCAGGGTATAGAGCAGCAACTTTAAGACAACAAGAGTTAACAGGAGTAGGTACACAGCTGGGATTAGAACAAGCTGGATTAGCTTCTCAACAGAGACTTATAGGGATTCAACAACCTATTAATAGACCTAGTTTATTAGTGTCAGGATTACAAGCTGTTAGCGGTGGACTTAGTGGATATGCAGCAGGTCAAAGTATTAGCAGTAGGATGGGATCACCGTCTACTATAGATATAGGAGGAGGACAGGTTTCTAGGTATATGCCCAAGACAGATCAATATAGCATTCCTACACCAGGTTATTAATTATGGCAGAACGAGTACAAGTACAAGGGTTAGGTGACGCAGTTCCAGGTATTCAACCTACTATTCAACGAGCAGGTCAATACAGTGTAGGTCAGCGTAGAGCTGGTAGGAATAAGTTGATGGACCTTGCTGATGCTTTGTCACAGGTTAATCCTATCTTACAACAGTACGGTAATATTCGTAGGTTAGAACAAGAAAGAAAGAAGTCGTTAGAAGAAGCACTAGAAAAAGAAGGTTACAGAGCTTATCAAACTGCTCCAGCTACTATGGCTGTTGAGTTAGAAAAGACACAAGCTAAGATTAGAGCTGCAACAGAGCGAGGTGAAATACCTGACGAAGCTAATGTACCTAGAATTATGGGTGCTTTGAAAGCTAAATCAGAAGTGTTAGCTAATAGAGATTACAGGAACATATTAATGAACCCTGAACTGTTAGAGAGTACAACTGATCCTGTAAAAGTAGTACAACAACAAAGAGAAGAGTTTTTAAAAAGAACAGAGTTTGAATCACCTAGTGTTAGAGATCATGTATTTCAACATTTAGAAAAAGTAGAGAACGAATTTGTAAATAAAGTAGAAAGTAGGTTGGCTGCTTTTGAAGTAGAGGAAGGTAAACAGAATTGGTTGCTTACTGGTAAAGACTCTGTAAGCCAAGTTATAAACGGAGAGCTAGATGTAAATGATCCCATTATTAAGAACTGGATAAATAATCCAGCAGGGTTGTTTAAGGGGTCTAGGAAATACGCTTGGGATAACTTGATGAAGGAGGAGTTAAAGGAAGGGTTAACAAGTGGTGCAGTTAGTCCTACAAAAGCTGTTAAGTTCCTTGACAGTTTAAGAGAGTTAGATTTAGGTGGTGGAGTTAAATTTGCAGACGCTGAGACAGGCAATGCTATAAGTGACTTCTACGATGTGATTGAAAATCAAAGAGGTGTGTTAGAAAATAAAGCAGCACAGAAAGCTAATCTTGAGTTTGATTTATTAAATAACGGTCTTGTTGATTCGTTGCTAGAGTCATTAGGGGAAGGAAACAATGTATCGTCTGTTGACGCTAGAAATATAAGAGAGTCTTATTTATCTTCTTTACCCAAAGCAATCTCTAAAGAAAAAGCTATAGATACTTTTGATAAGATTCTCGGTAATGTTAATAAGCCAGGAAGCGATGCAACTAAATTAATTACAGGTAAACTAGATACTCTTATAGAGGAAGGACTTGAACTAGATGTAGCAGTTTCAGAAGTACAAAGCACGTTTGAAAGTGGAGGTATAACAGTTACGGATAGAAATAGATTGTTAAAAAAGATAGAGGACTCTAGGGACTTTGACAGGTTAATTTATAAGGCTGACTTTTACAGGAATATAATAACAGTAGATGAAGAATTAATAACAGGGTTTGTGAAAGAAAGAGCAGCTTTTAGTGGTGCGACTTATGAGGTAGGTTATTTCACTGAATTGGGAGCTGATAAGGGAGGTAAAAATGGTGTCTATGATTCTATTGTAGATAAAAAAACAACATTTGCTGCTAAATCTTTTGTTAACAGAAGATACAATGCTTATGAGTTATCGTTAAGAGAAGCTTTTGAAAGTAAATTTAAAAGGTACGAAAGTGATCCTTCATTTACTCCAGAGCAAGCACAAGAAAAATTAATAGAAGAATCTCAAGGAATAAGAGATCAAGTTTTTAAACAATGGGAGCGAGAATCGATTCTATTAGCTAACAGTACTTACGACTTAAATATCGTAGTGCAGCAGGAGGAATTTATCTCGCCTGGTGTTATGAAGAAACTTAAATAATTATTATGGCTAAAGAAGAAACAGAACTTGAGAACATAGAAAGCAAAGCACCTGCTCTTAGTCAGGAAGAATTTCAGTTACTAAGTGAAGACCAACCAATCACTCAAGAACAAAAGGCTAAAGGTATTGCAGAGTTTAAAGAACAAGCTAAACCTGTTTTTAAAGCAGCTGAAGAAAGTATGCTTGAGGGAGTTCGTACAGGACAACCTGTCAGAGCGGAAGAAATAACAGGGCAACAGCAACAAGAACCCAAGCAAAAGTACGAAGTACCTACTACTTTACCTGACCACGGTATTCGAGGTTTATATACTCCTGAAGAACAGATTTTAGATAGAGCAACTCAGATAACAGGTCTACCTCCTGAAAGCCCAGCTAATCACTATATAGCACAGGCATTAGCCAAAGGTGATCCTTTCAGTGCTGCTTCGATGGAAGCTGCTAAAGAAGAAACAATGAAGCTTGTTAGAGCTGGTATCATACCCAACCCTGACTACGAAGGTTTTGGTGGGTTTCTCAGTGAAGCTGTAGATGTTGCTGGTCCGATAGCAGTTGAAATAGGATTGCCTATGTTCACAGGTATCGTGTCATCTCCTTTGTTAATTTCTCCTGAACCCTTTTCAAAAGCAGGTTGGATAGGACTTCAAGCTTCTTCTTCTACCTTTGCTAATCTACTAGCTCAACAGATGCGTATATCTTCTGGAATGCAGAAAGATACATCGTATATGGAAGCAGCAGCAGCAGGGGCTTTTGGTTTAGTTCCAGGATTAAAGACAGGTAAAGATTTAAGTACTGCTGCTACAGTAGGTATAAGAGCTGCTGAAGGTGCTTTCATGGCTGGAGGGGAAGATTTAACTCGTCAAGGTCTACAGATTTTATTTGAAGAAAGAGAAGGTTTTAAACCTATGGAGACTCTCACTGCTGTTGGAGTGGGTGCTGGACTTGGATCAGGTTTAGGTAGGTTAGAAAAAGCTTTAGTATCTTACACTCCTAAGAAAGACCCCGCTGCTCCTATATTAAGGAAAGCACTACAAGATGAGTTAAAGGAAGTTAAGAAAGAATTACAAAGGACAGAGAAGCGTGGAGCTGTTAATGTAGAAGCTAGGGATAAGGTCAAGCAGATCGAAGATAAGATTAACGCTTTAAAGCCTGATGAGGAAAGAGTGTTACAACAAGCTATTGATAGTCTTGATGAAGCTGAACAGAAACAAGCACAAGAAGTAGCAGCAGCAGCTGAAGAGTTTCAACAAAGTGAAGCAGCTAAGATATTTAAAGAAGCGGATGAACCTACTGTAGCTGTTAAAGAACAAGAAGCACCTACCACTACTCAAAAACCACAAGAAGAAGTTAGTGTTGAAGCAAAGGAAATTGTAGATGACTTTATGTCTGGTGGTGGTACTCGTGATGTAGACCCTGAGACAGGTAAACTTAAAGATAGTGAAGACGAAGTAAAAGCTAGGTTGTTAACAAGCGACACTGAAAAGCAAAGACTTATCAACGCTGTTACTAGAGCTATTGATACTGACTTAAAGAATGTTAAAGGTGGAAGAGTAGGTAAACTACAATACTTAGCTAAGGTTCAACAAGAGTTAAACAGAAGGTTAGGTAAAGAAGCAGGTGATGAATTTGCTCTTGTCATGAAAGCTTCTCAAGTATCTGACAATGCCCAAGTAGCTGATGCTATCGATCAACTAGGAGTACACATGGCAGCTAACGGTGCTATCATGGTACAAGGTTTTGATGATGTATTGAAGTTCTTAGACGGTGCTGACTTAAATAATAAAGAAGTTCTCAACAATGCAATGGTAAGTATTCATAAGTTAATACCTGCTATGATGGGTTGGAAGAAAGCTGGTTCTGCTTCAGGTAGGTTATTACAATCAAGGAAGTACGAGAAAGACATCATTGAGATAAAACAGGAACACTTAAAAGAAAAGTTAGAAGGTAACTTAGTAAGCAGTCTAAAAGAAGCTAAAGATTTAAACCCTGAACAGCTTGAACAACAAATTAAAACATTTGGAGATATACAAGTAGTTAAGAAGCTATTACAAGCTGTTCAACAAGCTGAAGATATTTCTGAAGTCAAAGATATATTAATTAAACAACAAGAAGCTTTTCAAAGTAAATCAGCTAAAGCAGTTGCTAAGAAACTGTTAAACTCTCCTTATGAACCAGGTGAAGGGGGAAGTACTTACACTAAAGTTAGAGATGTTGCTTCTGATGTAGCTTACGCTAGTATGTTAAGTAGTCCAGTTACACCCGCTAAAGTTGCTATATCTAATAAGCTTATGTCTGGTTATAATGTACTAGCAGGAGCTGTAGGGGCTAAGTTTATGGCTACTGTACCTTGGTCGAGGAATGGATTAACAAGACAACAGTTTGAAGAAGCAGGGGCTTTTTGGTCTAAAGTATCAAGTTCATACGGTAATTTTTCGGAGATAGCTAATAAAGAAGCTTTAAGAGTTTTAAAAACAGGAGATGCAGATTTACAATCACACTTTGAAAGAATAGGTGAGTCAGCTCTTTCTATGGAGCGTACTGGTCTTACAGGTGCTTTTGGTCAAACCGTAGAGAATGTAGGTAGGTTTGTTGATATTCCTGGTAAAGTATTGGCAGCAGTAGATGTGCGTACAAGACTTAACATTGCACATTCTATGACTAGAGCTAAAGCTGAAATGGATTACATAGCAGCTAAAAAAGCAGGTGAGGATGTAGGTACTTTACAAGATTACTATGACAAGTTCGTAGCTAAAGTATTTAACGAGTCTAAAACAAAAATGCTCAACGAGGACCAAGTAAGAAGAAAAGCAGTCTTAATGGCAGAGCAAGAAGGTGTTAAAGCTGAAGACCTAGCATCTTATATTGATAACTTTGTTAAAGATAATTGGAATAAAAACACAAGTAGTTTCGTTGATTTTGTTAACAGGAACTTAAAGGAAGTTACTTTTACTGAGGAGATAGGTGAGTTTGCTGAAGCTGGTTGGAAACAAAGAGCAAAAGAAGGAGCACCGATATTGGGCGATCCTAATGTAATAGAAAGAGGAAGCAGACACATTGAATCTTTCTTAAAGACATATCCATTACTTCACGTTGTATTAAATCCTTTCATGCGTACTGGTCGTAATATAACTAGAGGAGCAATGGCTTCTACAAGTTCTCTTGTTTCAGTCGCTAATGCTACATCTAAAATCCCGGGAGTTAACAAACTTAAAATAGATAGGATAGCTGAGAGGTTGTGGAGTAAGACAGCTAAAGATTTAGCAAGTGATGATCCTATCGTAGTAGCTAGAGCAAAAGGGCAACAGATTGTAGGTGCTGGTGTTATATTAGCAGCTATAGGATTATCTGAAGGAGTTGAAGATGTATTTGAATTTGTAGGTACAGAAAGCCAAGATTGGAAAAAGAAGAAGAATATCAGAGCTGCGACAGGAATGCCTGAATATACTTTGAGAGTAGGTAAAGAAGGAGAAAAGGTTGCTATTAGTCTAGCTGCTTTAGAACCTTTAAACACCATCCTAAGTATTACAGCTGATATGAAGACTCTTAACAACGGTACTGTTGCACAAAGAGAAGAAGCTAGAGGTTTAATGGAAGCAGCTGCTTTAGCTATTACAAATAACATAGCAAACAAGTCTTACTATAAAAACTTAGGAGATGCTATTAAACTTGTAACACAAGCTACAGATAGTTCCGAAGCAACTAGCAGAGAGTCTTTTAAGTTGTTGAAGAGTCTAGGAAGTACTTTTGTTCCTTCCGCTGCCAATACATTAAACTATATGTCTGATGATATCATCCGCGAGAACAATACATTATTGCAAGTCATAGCGAGAAGAATGAACGGTCTTTCTAAGCTTGTACCTCCGATGCGTGATATATTTGGAGATGTACAGACAAGAGGATTTAAGCAAAGGAAGATAGGAGGTTTGGCTTTGTTGTCTCCCTTTGGTGTGTTTACTCAGAAAGGTTCTGTAGATAAGTATGTAGACATTGACGCTGAGACTGAATTTAGAACTCTTAACATTCCTAAGATAACAAAAGCTAGTGTAAGAAAAGAAATTGCTAAAGACGGTAGAACAAAAATAACACCTGAAGTTTTAGAAGATGCGTATCAAGCTAAGATAAGTGAAGCTGCTGCTGCTGTTATAGTAGAACTAGGAGGTACACACCACTTCAACGGAGGCACTTCTAAATGGGAAGGTATGGACTTAGAGGAAATCATACATCCTGAGACACAACAAAATGCTTTTGATAGATGGCAAGAATTAACCACTCAAGTTAAACTTAACCCAATAACTGGAAACTCTTCTAAAACAGGTAAAACTTTAAAAGAGATGATTGTTGCTGTTTCTAGTCAAACGGACTTTAAGAAAAGGGTAGCACCTAAAGGAGCTTTGCCTGAAAGGTTTGAACAAGAAGATAAGAGACTTGATGCTATACGATCTATTTTTAAAGGTTACAGAGACAATGCGAGATACCAACTCCTAGAAGAGTATCCGATACTTATGGAAGACATAGAAGCTAGAGGAGAGTTACAAGAGCAATTAAGCAAACCTGCCGATACCCTAGAAGAACAAAGAGAATTAGAAAAGGCTTTACCTGGTACTGAGTTCCCTTTGGAGAGTTATAAGAAGACACAGCGTCCTTCTTTATTAGAAGAAAGATTACTGCCTTTCAGAAACTAGCTTGAACTTTTATCACAAACAAACTAATAATAGATTACCATGGCTAATACATACGTAGACTACACAGTTGGAGCAAGTCAGACGGACTTTGCATTCTCCTTTCCTTATCTTGATGACACTCATGTAGTTGTACAGCTAGACGATTCAACAGTTGATTCTCCAGGAGGTAAGTTTTATACTGTTTCTACAGGAGATTATTCTATTATCACATCCCCTTCTGCTCTTATTAGGTTCACTACTGCTCCTGAAACTGGTGCTAGGATAAGAATCAAAAGAGATAGTGCATCTGATACTGCTCTTGTAGACTTTGAGAATGGTAGTGTACTTACTGAAGTAGAACTAGATCGTGCTTACTTACATAACTTATATCTGAGCGAAGAGATTGAAGAGGGTAGTGGTAAGAACACGATGACTAAAGACCCTGTTGATGGGAACTACGATGCTGATTTATCCAAGATTAAAAACCTTGCTGATCCTACAAACCCACAAGATGCAGTAACTAAGAACTACGCTGATACTACTTTTGTTGATGTTGCTGGTGACACGATGACTGGTAACTTGGACATGGGTTCTAATAAGGTTACTTCTTCTGCTGTTCCTGGTACTGGTAATGATCTTACTAACAAGACTTATGTAGACGGTCAAGACGCACTGCAAGTTACTAAAGCAGGTGACAATATGACAGGTGACTTAGCTATGGGTGGTAACATGGTCAGTGGTTTAGGTGCTCCTATTAGTAGTGATCACTCTGCTCGTAAGGGTTATGTAGACCAACAAGACGCTCTTCAAGTTACCAAGGCAGGAGATTCAATGTCAGGTACTTTGGCTATGGGTGTTAATAAAGTAACTTCTGCTGCTGTTCCTACTGTTGGTACTGATTTAACTAATAAGACTTATGTTGATAGTGTTGATATTTTAAAGGTAAACAAAAGCGGAGACACGATGAGTGGTACGCTGGACATGGGAACTAATAAAATAGCGAATGTTCTTGATCCTTTAAATGCTCAGGAAGCTGCTACTAAAAAATATGTGGATGATACTATCACTACATCTTTTGCCACAGGGACTCCACCTCCAGCCAATCAGATAGGTACAAATACTATTACTGATTCTGCAATCACAACAGAGAAGATCAATAACTCCTCTATCACAACAGAGAAGATTAACGATGGGGCTATCACTGCTGACAAGCTTGCTAACACTGCTGTTACTCCAGGAGCTTATACTGCTACTAATTTAACAGTAGATGCACAAGGAAGGATTACAGCTGCTGCGAACGGTAGTCCTTCTCCTACGGCTGCTGAGGTTAAGACCTTATATGAAAGCAACGCGAACACTAATGAGTATGATGATACTGAACAAACGAAGTTGGCAGGTATTGCAGCAGGTGCAACCGTTAATGATACAGACTCTAACTTAAAGAACAGGGCTAATCACACAGGTACTCAACTTGCTTCTACTATATCGGACTTTGACACGGAGGTTTCTAATAACTCTTCTGTTGCAGCTAATACGGCAAAAGTAGGACTAAACGGACCAGTACAAAACGATTCTGTCATTGGACCAAATACTAATGATGTTGTTTATGGAGATGCTAGTACTTTTGAAAATGCAGGTTCAGGCACTATTAATAGCACTATGTTTGGACGCTCTGCTGGTCAATGTATCGACGCAAGTTCGGGATTAGCTAATAGGAATACAGCATTAGGGCAGTCGGCTTTAGGGTTGATTTCTTATACTCAACCTACTCCTAATGCAATTGACGGTAATACTGCTGTAGGGGGTTTATCTTTAGTTAATTGCACAGGAAGTTTTAATACTGTTGTAGGTTCAAGTTCAGCTTATTCTGGTGGTAGTGCTTATGCACATTCAAACACTACAGTTTTAGGTTCTGGTACTACAGCCACTGGAGATAATCAAGTAGTATTAGGCGACACAAGCGTTACAACTTTAAAATGTAATGTCACAAGTATTACTTCACTGTCTGATGAAAGAACAAAAGAGAATATTGAAGATAGTACTTTAGGTTTAGAGTTTATCAATGAACTTAAAACAAAAACTTTTAACAAGAAAAACCCTGCTGACTGGGAGGAAGGTATCTTAGAAGAACGTTATCAAGACAAGAACAGCGAGGAGTATAAGAGACCTTCAGATAACCCAGCTACTTATACAGGTTTAATTGCACAAGAAGTTAAAGGTGTGCTGGATAAATTAAACATAGGTGAATGGGATGGTTGGGATGAAGAACCTAACGGAGTACAAAGACTAGGTTACGGTGCTCTTGTCATGCCTTTAATTAAAGCTGTTCAAGAACTCTCTGCACAAGTAGAAGATTTAAAAAGTAAAATCTAATGACTGAACAACTCTCACACTTTCTCGACACTGCTCTAGCTGTTATTCTAGGTGTCATTGGTTGGATGATTAAGAAGCTGACTGATCGACTAGACAACGATGAAAAAAGGTTAACAAGTATTGAAGTAGAACTTGCTACTCAAAGAGAACGAGACACTGCTGTGGAGAATAGAATGAGTGGTCTTGAAACTACTGTTAAAGAGATCAACGGTAAACTAGATAGAATGATGGAGATATTAATTAAACGATGAAAAAAGGATTATACGCAAACATTAACAGAAGAAGGAAGCTAGGCATTAGTCGTAGCAAAAAGAAGTCTACAATATCACCTAACTCTTACGCTAATATGAAGAGTGGGTTTAAAAAGTGAGAAGTGTATCTATATCTTTAAGAGCTTCTGATAAATCAGCTAAAGGTGGTCTTAGTGAGTCAGGAAGGAATCGGATCAACAAGGCTACAGGTTCTAACTTAAAAGCCCCTCAGCCTGGTGGTGGTCCTAGGAAGCGTAGCTTCTGTGCTCGTATGAGTGGTAACAAAGGACCTATGAAAGACTCTAAAGGTAAACCCACTAGAAAAGCCTTAGCTCTTAGACGTTGGAAGTGTTAGATGCCTAGAAGACCTGTAGTTCGTGTTCACCCTCTTACTTTTCAAAGTAGGACTATCGCTGCGTCTGCTGGTGCGGTAGCTACGGACAACAAAGAAAAAGCAGATACTTTAGAATCACAAGTAGAATCCTTAGAGAATGAACCTTTCTTTGCCATCCTTGATGGTGGTGCTCCAGTAATGGAGGAAACTGATATATTTGACGGAGGATTAATTGATGCCTAACTTTACGAAACGAATACAACTTAGAAGAGGAGAATCCTCTTTATGGGAATCCACTAACCCTGTTTTATTAGCAGGTGAATTTGGGATTGACTTAACTAACAAGCGTGTCAAATTGGGTGACGGTGTCACTACTTGGAACAGTCTTACCTATCTTGGACCAGTACAGACTGTTGCAGGGAGAACTGGAAATATCATTCTTCAAAACGATGATGTGTTTGGTTCTGCTTCTCAAGTTAGCTTACACTCAGTAGAAACAGACCTAAGTAATCTTCGTGGCGAATTAGGAGACATGGATGATTATACGTCAGGATTAACCAACTAAAATGAATATAAATAATGAGCGTATGGTATCAAATGGGACAAGCAGTAAGAAACGTTTTAACAACTCTATCAAACAAAGCGATATTAGACACAGAGAGTAACATCCAAGCTAGGACTGGTGATGAACTAGGAGCGATGGCTTTTGCTACAGATACAAGTAAACTCTATGTTTATACAAGTAGTGGATGGGTACACGCTCAATAACTTTGACACTTTTTAAATTATAACTTAAAACTAAATACACAATGGCAAACATTCTACAACAGATCGGTACAGTAGTTAAAAGCAAGCTTGATGATAAAGTCGATAAGACTGATGCAACAGGTGACTTTATTAAGGCTGTACTAGGAATAGACACTGACACAACAACACCAACAGTTGCACTTGAATCCGATATAACTACAAGGACAGGAGATGCTAACGGCACTTTGTTCTTTGGTTCTGACTCCGCTGACTTCTATGTCTATAACGGAGGAACTTGGTATCAATTCAACAACTCTTAAAACAATATAATATGAGCGATATAGCATTAATTAATGACTCCCAGCAATCTGCGATTGTAAGTAATGGGATAGGTAAGAATGGAGAGATATACATGAAGGCAGCTGGCAGTACGGACGCTGGTGCTCTTGTTGTATATGACGCAGGTAATTGGAGGAAGTTTGAACATGAAGCTAGTTCTTCCTTTAGTAATGCATACAGTGTAGATTTTGATGGCACTAATGACTACATCCAACTGCCCAATGGCGTTCTAACTGCACTTTCAGGTACTGCCTACACGATAAGTGCGTGGTACAATTTAGATATAGTAGGGTATTATCAAATGATTTTTACTGCTAGTAGTAATTTGCAAGTATACTTTAGACCTAGAACCCCACAGGTAGGACTAGAACTTTGGGTTAATGGATCGAGTCGGATAATTCAAAACACTCCATATAGTAGTGTGGGTTCATGGGTTCACGGTTGTATTTCAGT